TGATGGAGCAAATAATGGAGTCACTGGAGCCATTGCACTAGCAGGTCTTCCACCTACATTATCTGCAATACCACGAGTAGTTGCTTTAGGTGCTGCAGTATTAAGCATTGCAGTCTCTTGACCTTCTCCGTATGATGTGGATCCTAAATCCATATCTGTTCTCTTAGAGAACTTGCCAGGGCCTGATGCGCCTGCTAATGGACCTCTAGCCATTTTTGTTCTCCTTCATAGTTTCTAAATCTTGCGAAAATTCTTGCCACACTTTTGTTTCATAAGTCTTTTGATTTGAATGGTATATAGCTAATTGATGCAGATCATCTGCGAGTGCTTCTATTACCGATGTTAAGTTTAAAAAGAATCCTGATATTATTACTAAGTAATCAGACAATCGCACTGGGCGATTGAGGTTATTATCTTTCACCCAGTGCTCCTGTCGTTAAAATAATTTAAGCCTTCTTGCCCTTGCGACCTGCTGGTGTGTATCCGAAGAATACCTTTCCAGTTGTTGGCTTAGGTGCGTTCTTTGGCTCTACAGGCTTTGCTTCTACTGCTTTAGCTTGTGATCCCTTATTCATTTATTCACCTCCCTTGTTATGCTGCGCCGCCGATAGAGGCGAGTAGTTGTGCGATATCTGGTTGAGGTTGACCAGCAGCAGGGGCCGCTCCGCTTGTTTGTTGTGGAGTTGGCTGCGAGGCAGGGGCGGGGGCCACACCTGCTACTGGAACTTGTTGTTCTGGCACTGCTGGAGCCACTGGCTCTGGTGCAAATGCTTTAGCAATAATTGTTTCTAGTTGTAATCCTTTTTGTCTACCTTGGATGACATCAGCGATTCTCGTAATAATCTGAGATGGGTCTTGACCCTGCGAGGCAAGAGCCGGTATAGCTTGAGCATACTGGGCAACAGCAACACGAAGAGAATCACGCATCTCTTCAATGTCAACCCTTTGTTCTTCTTGTGTAACATTTAACTCCATAGGTATTTCTCTGCGAACATAATCTCTAGATACTAACTTGTCGCTACGCATTTGTAGTAATGCAATGATGGCTCGGTTAGGATCCATACCAGACATAATGCCGTAACGAACATCTACACCATACTCGCCTTTAATATCACGAGATGGAATATATTTAAGTGTATAAGGTGTACCATCATCAGATCCTTTGATCTGCTTGGTCATATTACCAAATACCTTCTCATCTACCTCAAAGCATAGAGATACCATTTCGGTAAACAAGCGAGCAAACTGTGCTTGTGCTGCTTTAACCTGTGTATCAAATCCTGCTTGTAGTGCTTGTACACCACGACCAGTTACAACAGAGGCATCAATATTACCTGAACGAGTTTCAGGATAACGAGCACCCATACGAAGTTCTCGCTCTAGTACACCTGACTCTGTAAAGACTCCTGCTGGTAGTTCTAGTGGAACTCTACGAATACCTTGTGGATTAGCAGAACGCATAATCGCATCTGGTCCCAAAGCAAGTTCTTGTACATCTTGTGGAATAGCGATAGGTGCTTGAATAGATTTCTCAGCAGCTTGAATCTGCAATACTGCGAATCTTGCACGGGCTAGTTGAACTGCTAGTACATCATCAAACTGACCACGAGCCTCACCATCTAGTGATGATCTCATTGCTACATTTGCTAAACACTTACCTACTGGGTTAGGTACATTAGCTAATATTAAGTTTTGACGTTCTGGTAGGAATATTAGATCTTGATCTTTGTCGTGGTAACGAACTAAAGATACTGCTGGGGATCCTTGTTGCCATCTATTTTGTGGCATAATCTGGGTAGCAAACTCTGGATACTGCGCTGCTAAAGTCTCAGCATCTGTAGATACAACCTGTACTAAGGATATAGTTCTACCAAAACGATCTAATTCAGGATAAACACCAAATGGGTTAAGTAAACGAATACGAGGATTGTTAGTCTCATAATCCATCTCTACTATTGATGGCAACATACCGTAGGTATTAAACCAGTCAGCACCTTGGTACATCTGGATCTGTAGATCAGATGAGGTTACATAGTAGTTAGCAATTCTAGTTCTAGTATCAGCAGCACGGCGTTGAGTATCAGATACCATATTGGTAGCGGAGCAGTTAAAGGATGGCAGTGGTGCCATTACCTCTGCTAGATCTCTTGCTGCTACATCTACGAAGTTAGCTACTAAAGGCTTTGGGTAATCCTCTGAGAACATAGATGGATATACCTTGGATATATCACCTTGGCGCACAGATAGAACATCACGCATCCGTTGATCACGGGCTGCATATCTAGTCTGTATACGAGCCGCCTTAGCGACTACCTCTTTTGGTGTTAACAACTTGTCTCCCTAAACGAAGGTCTTATCTTTTTGTAGTAGTAGTTCATCAATGTTGATGACCATACGCTTTGACTTTTCTCTATTAGATAAGAATGGGTTTTTCATATGATGATTCTGGTACTGACCATAGTTGATCATTTCCCTAGCCCTGATCTCGCAGAACCAAAGAGCCATAACCATATCGGTCTTACCTTTGGTAGTAGGTGACCAAGTAATCAATTGCTCTATTAGAGATTTGACATTCTCAGTCTGATCACTAGGTAACTTAATTAGGTTATCTCGGTGATGCTTACCATCGGCCTGCTTAGTGCCAAACAGTGTAGACATAGAAGCTACACCGAATCCTGCATCCCATTTATTATTGCCAGTATGGTGTTCTCTTAGGATTACACCACGAGTAGCAAGATGTTGACGGATGCCCTCATCTTGAGTTAAGAATGATTGAAATGCGTTGCGCTCTACGATCCACTCAGAAGGTTTATAGATCTCAGTCCAGTCAAAGATTAACTGTCTAATTTGTGCTGGAGTCGGGCGAGTAATCTTGATAACATCAACAATATAACGTTTATGGGAAGTACGATCAATTGCGTAGCAAACAGCAGCAGTGTCGCCGACCATTGCAGGATCAAGACCACATATAAAAGTAAAACCCTGCATATCCTTTGGATGACCTGGGTAACCTGCATTTAGTGGACCACTCTTTCGCATACCATCAATAGATCCTCTAACACATACAGGATCAAATACTGCATCATCTGATATATCTTGTTGCTGGTAAATCAAGGCCCAAGTAGAGGCATCCATTGATTGACGTTCATTAAATAAATTTCTACCAGACCAGCGAGGATATAGACCTTCCTCGTTCTTGTCTGCTTCCTCTTGCCCATCAAAGGGTTGATCAGAGGCTGGCCATAATGTAGTCCACTTATCGGGATCCTCATTAGACTCAAGTAATGCTGGCATTGCCAGATAGGTCCAAGGTACTAGGCCACCAGGGTATCTATCAGGATTGCGTAACTCTTTGTATAGATCAACGGAAGCTACACGGGTACCAATAATAATAAGTTTACCGGTAGGGTTAAGACGAGATCTAACATCTTGGGTTAACCACTTGATCTGTCGTTCAAAGTCATTAGCATTGGATAGAGTTACAGCATCATCTACTATAATCATATCTGCTCGTTTACCGTAGATCTGACCACCAATACCGACTGCTTCTAGGTTGGGATCTTTCTCACTGGATTCACGCAACTCATCCCCGAAGGTAACACGGGTTGCTTGCCAAGAGGCGCTCTTAGATTTGAAGCCTACCCCTGCAGCGTAAGCTGCTTGCAACTGCTCATACATTGGATGAGTCAAACGTTGCTTTATGGCGTATAGAAAGTCCCCAGCTAATCGCTGAGTCTGTGAGACTATTAGAACTCTAAAGTTTGGATTCTGACATAGTAGCCAGGTTACATAGTCAACTGTGATGGTAATTGACTTGGCGTGGTTTGGGGGTATGTTTAAAAGTATGCGGTTATTATTTAGACCCTTTTCATACTTCATACTGGGATGAAGCCAAGATGGATCTCTACCCTCTATTACATCCACCAAGTTTTGTTGATGGGGGAAGGTCTGGTTATGAAGAAAGCGTTGCCTAAACTCTGCGAAGGTTAACTCTCTAGTATCATCGGATGCAAAGTTTTTTTCTCTAAGACCTAACCTAGTTCTATCTACCTTGTCGGAGAAGACCTTGTCGGTTCTGCGGTAGTACTCATAGGTCTTCATAGATTTGCCGGCGGAGGCACAGGCTTGTTCCACCGTCATACCCTCTGCTACACAATTTAAAATTATTCGCTTTGCGATGTCTGCTGAATTCTCAGCCATTAGATTCCTCTTGTGGATAAAGCTGTGGATAAGTCCCGTAATTGAA